AAATCCAAGAAGTGTTGCTGGGTTAGTAGCTACTGCTGCATTAAAGTAAATAGAACCAACTGGATATACTAAAGCGTTAATAATTGCTGCTGTTACTTGTAAATCATTTGCTGCTTTTACAAAAGCTGTTGTAGCTACCTGTGTTGTGTTTGTTCCAGCATTAGCTGTTGTAGCACTAAAGGATTGTGAAGCACTACCTGCTAAATCTGCTTTACTATTTATTGAAGTTCGTACTGCTGAAAATTCAGTATTAAAATCTGCACCAGAAATTACTTTTCCTGCATCTGAATCTGCTAATGCATCTTTGCCACTCCAACCTACTGCTATTGTATAATTTGCCATTATCTTATTTTCCCTTGTTTGTGTAATAAAATTAAATCTTGTAAAGAAGCATCGTACCCATTTGATTCTATAGATATTGCTAATTTTAAATTTTTTGCTGATCCTGTAAGCGGTGTTTTATATTCATTTAATCCAAATACAGGAGCATAAGTAGAATTACTAGGATGGTCTGCTGCAACATGCGTATGCGTAACAGTTGTTGTTCCATACCTTGAAGTGTTTGCACCCCATAACGAAGTAGAACCTGTTGTTACTGGATTTAATGTAATTTGAGTTGTTTCTGATGGACTAGGACTATAATCTTTATACCATTTAACACCTAAGTTAGCACCAGAACCACCTTCAAGAACTATAAATAATCTTTTTAATAATGTAGATGATATTGATTCACCTAAATTAACCCAAGTTGTTTCTATATTACTTGTATAAGAAGAACTAGAAAAAGTAGTTCCATTAGCTGCTAAATCAATATCGTAATATCCTTCATATCCCGCAAGACCGCCATCTTTTTGTCCAACTAATAAACCATAAGTATCAGTATAAACCATACTTGATGGTTCTCTATCATTATCAAAAATCCAGGTTGTTACTCTTGGAGCATTATTAGGTGTGTAATGTTTAAAATCAAACACATAAGTAATATTAAGAACTGGAAAAGTCATAATGTAAATGCCTTCATTTTCAACATATACACTTTTAATATTTGTACTTTGTCCTATGTTTCTAATTAAAGTATCTTTAATATTTACACTTAAATCTTGTAATGGTATTTTATCATTTTGTGTTGTTCGTGCTAAAGACCTTAATCCTGTACTTGAACAAAATACTAAATCATCACCAATAGCTTTTATTGAATCTCTACTAACACAACCTACACCTCTTATAACTTCATCTAAAGCAAGACTACCAACAGCAGTTGGGCTGTTATAAACTACAATATTGTATTTACCAAATATAATTAATTTACCAAAATATGGTTCAATAGCTACAATTTCATCTGTTCCCCATATTGTGCTTAAATCTATTGCACCCGCATCACCACCTAACCAATCGTCACCATCAAGTAAATTTGACCAATAAACAATATCAGGTGCTGAAGCTACGCCACCACACCAAAGTCTACCATAATATCCCATACCGCAACTTGGATTAAATCCATCCGCAGGTACTCCAGCAGGAGCAGTAGCAGTTACAACAGCTAAATTGTCAGCGTGTGAAGCAGCAGCAGCATCTGTAGCACTTCTAGTTAGTCCTGTAAATGTAGTAGCTGTAATTCCTGTGTAAGATATTACTTCACTTTCAATAATTACTCTTCCGTTAGGTGGAAAACCAACTGTACTATCTACTGTTATAGTTGTAACAGAATTATTAATAGCACCATTTAAAGCAGTAGTATTATAATGAGCCGACCATCTTTCTCCAGTATCTGAAGAACCATCATATCTTTGAGGAGAAACTCCAGCATGAAAACAATGTAATCTTTTGTTAAAATTTACAAACTGCCAATTTCCAGTTGAGTTAGCTACAGTTCTTTTAACATTAGCACCACTACTAGGAAACGCTGCATCAGTATCAGTAAAATCTACTGTAAAAATAGAAGTGCCATGACTAGCAAATATTTTTAAAGTTCCTTGATCATTATGTTCTATTATTGAACCTATTGGTGCACCACTTGGAGCAACTTTTTGTTTAAATCCTTTTCTAAATGCAATACGACCAGATTCTCTAATTACTACATTTTCTGCTTTAGTTAAAAAAGATGAATCTAAAGTTGCAGGATTACTCTGCGTATTAAGACCGTTTAGACCTATGTCCGATAATGGTTGATATGTTATTTGTTTAGCCATCTGTATTTACATACCAATCTGTTTCATATTGAGTGTTACCACTATCAAGCATAATAGCTTGTTTAAGTGCTTCATTAGCTTCTACAGCCATAACACTAGATTGTGTACCACCATCTTCACCTCGTTCTGAAATTGCCCTTGCCCAAGCACCTAATATAACTGGTTGAGCAGGAACTTTTAATACACTAGCAGCAGTAGATAAATTATCTTGATACTTTACAATATCAAAAGATACTGTGTGTACAGCAGTAGGAACTGGTGATAAATCTACTTTTAAATTATTAGAACTATCACTACCATTAAAACTGTAGTACAGAGGCTCACCAGTATCGTCTGTAGGGTACTTTACTGTGTTTATATACAATCTGCTTACTTGGTTTAAATGTTGCCCTGTATCGTTGTTTATAACATCTAAAATTTTAATTTCTTGACCAGAAGATAAATTATAGTTTTTAGTTCCAGAAACAGTATCTATGTCTTTAGTTTCTCTAAGATTTAACCAATCATGTCTTTCTTCAATACTGCGTTTAGAATCGTTAACTAAAGATCCAATTAATTTATGATAAGCTGATACATTAGTTGCATCATTAATATTGCCAGACCAATCAGTAGCAATAGTATCTTCTCTAAGCCTTATTAATACTTGATTAATTAATTCCCTATATGTCATTAGCTATCCTTTAATTATTGTTCCCCAAACTGAGGCTTTACCTTTTACAATGTCTACAACTTCTACTTGAAAATTTCCATTATCAAAAAAAGTTACAATTCCAAAAGCATGATTCCAGTTATGTAATCTACCTTTAAGCCAAGTGTTGTTTTCTGCCGACATATCTTTTAAACAACCCATAGCCCATGAACTTATATTTCCATCTAACAATCTAGTAGCAGAATGTCGTGCTACGTCATGTACATGGCCGTACATTAAATTTGTTCCGTAAGCATCTAAATGTTTCTTAGCATGATTGCCACCTGTATAAGCACCATGTACAAAAGATAACTTGCCAATAGTTAATACTTCATTGTACTTACGATACTCATAACCTCTCTCATCCCACTTACAAGCGTTTCTAAATGTATATTTATCTAGATATGGATTTTCTTCTACAAAAGAATCTAACCATTCATCGTGATTTCCAGCCAATATATGCCTAGTAGTACACTTTACTTTATCTAACGCTTTGTCAAATCGATCTATCTGTTTGTTAACTTCTTCAATTTCTTTATCTATTTCTGGAAGTTGGTATTCTAATGGTGGTCTTTTTCTGCGTTTGTACTTGTGTCCAGATACAGACTCCCATTCTCCAACATCACCCAGATTAATAAATATGTCTGGTTTAATAAAATCTATTGCTTCTAATACAACTTTGACCGCTTTTTCATCATGTACAGGAAAATGCTGATCGGGTATAACAATCGCCCTTTTCATTTTTACCTACCTTTTGCTAGTTGTGCTCCAAAGTAGAATTCAATTATCATTGTTGCCCATCTAAATATTTCATCAAACTTCAACATCCCTTCTACAGTAACATATTCTATCACATCTGGGGTTAATTGCAATCCAAACAAACTTGCCCCTTCTATTACTGTGGGTATTACTGTTGGTACATCCCAAAACACAGGAGCAACTTGAGTAAATATTACTAACGCAAGTATCACAAATATAATAACTCTGCGATTAAGTGCAGCCATAGGACTTTCTTTAGCTGCCATTTCTCTTGCTTGATTAATAGAATCATTGCGTACTTGTAGATTCTGTATCATCATTTTTTGTTGTTCTTGTGCTGCTTGACTTTTTAAAGCAAGTAACTTTCCAATAAAACCTAATGCTATTGGTGCTATATTTGTAAGAAATCCTATCACGATAAACTCAACAAGAGTAAGTAAGATTCCATTGGTGCTAAATTTATTATAAATCCTATCATACTAAAGTTAATGCCTCTATAATTCCAATTTGTGAAATAACAAACCAACCCAACGCCCCGTAAACACCATATTTTATTTGTAGTAAAGAAGTATTAATTTTTTGTATGCAACCATTAGTGTCATCAATCTTGCTAAACAACTTAGCTATTTGTATAGAATGTTTATCCAATTGCAATTCTACTCTAGTTAATTTATCTTCCATTATTTGCCTTTCTTTTTGGGAAAACCTTTTTTCATATTAGCATATGCTTTTTTAGATATAGTAGATTTCTTTTTTGTTCTACTTGTACCAGCTTTTTTTCTTGCATTTATGTTTGCGTATAATCCTTTTGCCATTACCATTTCACCTTGTTAGACCAATATGCTGCACTTGTTTTACCTTTAGCTATGTTTTTGCCATGTCTAGCTTTAAATGATTTAGAACGAGGAGTTGTTGTTCTGTCACCTGTAACACCTTGTTGTCCAAATCTTATAGTTTTTATAGTGCTGCCTTCTTTTGCTACAACTACATGACTTTTAGTTTTATGGTTAGGAGTTCTTTTAGGTTTATTAAAACCAGATACTCCTGCTCTTGCTAATCTTGGGTCTTTAGGCATACATCTCCTAGTTTGCTAATGGGTTGTCTAAGGCTCTTTGTAGTTTACTACCTAGCCTATCCTCTAACTCTTTAATTTTTCGGTCTGTATCAGAGTATAAAGCATCCCTACGAGCATCAAACCTTTCTCCAGCTACATCAATAGTTTTATCTATTTTATCTTGTGAAGCATTAACTTTATTTTCTAACCTATCCATAAGAGATTCTTGTCTAGCAAGGTCATCCTTTAAGTCATTCTTAATAGTACGAGTATAATCTTTAGCTAACTCTACAGCCTCTCCTATACCCACTAATGACTCTTCAATGACTGCTATATCTTGTCTAATGCTTGATAAATCTGGTGATACAAATGTATTTATCTTAGCTTCCATAGTTAAATATCTTTGATAAAACTCAAAACCTGCCCAAGCACCACCACCAAGCATACTAATTAAAGGTATTATTAGTAAAAGTTTACTACCACCTACCTTAACACCACCATATTCTACTACTGCCATTGTAAATCTACCATCTTGTTATGCAATATTTCATTAGCAAGGCCATTTCTTAACCCTTTTTGATTCTCTGGTATTGTAATATTCATATAAATATCCTTGTCTTTATAAAAATTACCATCAATCAACGATGTACTATAGGTATTAAACCCTGTATTGTAGTTTAATAAAGCAAGTATGTAACTTTGTAAACTCTTTTGCTCTTCTAAACTAACTGCATTACCCATATCTATAGCTAAACTCTTTAGCTTATTAGTAATAATCTCACGCATTTTATCTTTTTTAGACGATTTTTTCTTTGCAACTATTAAAATTGACTCTGGTTCTAATACCTGCTCTTGCGTTTGACTGGACTCTTCTTCTTTTTCTTCATTGGTGTTGAGTATTTCATTTTCTATCTCCTCTGGTTCTGACTCTTCTGTTGTTTGTTCTTCTTGTACTTCGGACTCTTCTGGCTCTGGCTCATCTATCTCCTCATCTATTGTTTCTTCAATAGGTTCTGGTTCAATTTCTGGCAAAGGTGTAAAAAATTCTTCTAGTTCTGCTTCTAACTCTTCTATTAATTGCTCTTGACTATATTCTTCTAACTCAAATTCTGGTAAATCTATATCATATTGTTCTATTATAGATTCAAAATTTATTATTGGTAAATCAATTTGAATTTCTATAGTTAACATTTCTGGTGGAGGTAAAAAAAATACATCTTCTTCTTCTTCTACATATTCTTCAATATAAGCCTCATCAAAACCAGAGCAACCATAATCATACAAGCTATCAATACTACATTGTTGTTCATAATAAGCACTCGCATAAATTTCTGGATAGTATAAACAACTAATATGACTTTCTGGTATTACGCTACAAATACTATTACCACTTGATATTTCTATTGGATCATCTTCTTGATTGTTCCAAAAAACTGCACCATTTGTAGTAGGGTGGTTATAAAACCAT